ACCAGAGGCGATCTTATGCAATAAAAAAGCCGTCGCTCCGGTGGTTGACATTTATGCGATAACCCTTTATAATGGATTCGATATATTATTTATGGGAGACGGTTATGGTAAAATTGATTGGTGTATGCGGCCTCATTGGTTCTGGTAAAGATACCATTGCAGGCACTCTTGTTGGTATCGGCTGGCAGCAATATAGCATGGCCCGCCCACTTAAAGATATGACGGCTCAGCTATTTGGTTGGCCTCGTGATATGGTTGAAGGCTCGACCGAAGAATCCCGTAAGTGGCGAGAGCAACGTGATGACTGGTGGTCAGAACGTCTTGGTCGTGAAGTGACCCCGCGCTGGGCGCTGCAACACATCGGTACAGAGGTAATGCGATATCATCTACATGATGAGATTTGGGTCGCGCGCATGGAAAGATTTTATCATGAAAGCGGTGGTCATGTCGTGATTAGCGATGTGCGATTTCCAAACGAGATCGAAGCTATCCGACGCCTTGGTGGTGAGATTTGGCATGTGCGCCGTCCACCTTTACCAACTTGGTATCGTGATGCAGCTCTTGGCCTTGAGGTGCCAGGCGTTCATATTACTGAGCGAGCCTGGATTGCAATCTCGCCAGATCGTGTTATTATCAATGATAAGGACATAGATAGCCTTCGCAAAGAAGTACTTAAAGCTGTTGGCTCAGTTTGATTTGTGATATAATATTGTTATGAACAGATTCATTCTATCAGAAGATCCTGGTATCGCGGCTCTGATGCATTGCGATAAGCATGTTGTCAAGATGATCCTCGAAGAGGCTCAGATGCTATGCACGGCCCATCGTGTGCTTGATGGTACCATGGTCATCGAAGAACGTATTACCAATGGTAAGGTTCGCAAGATAAAGCATTGGGCGCATCCAAATCCTGATATGGATAAGGTTCTATATCGAGCCACACATATCAATCATCCATGTGCTATCTGGTCACGTGTGTGTCGCGATAATTATCTATGGGGCTATGAACTTCTGGAAAGTTTGTGTGAAGAATATACACATCGCTACGGTAAGAAGCACGCGACTGAAGGTAAGCTATTGAAGGCTCTATCAAATGTGCCACACAATATTCAATATGGTCTGAATATGACAGAGTTTCCACAAGCGATGCCTGATGATTGCAAGCGACCAAATCCAGTCGAAGGCTATCGTCAATACTACATTGAACACAAAGCACGTTTTGCTAAGTGGACTAATCGTACTCCGCCGCATTGGTGGCCTAACCAGATAAATACCCCTAACAAAGAGGACCTAGATGCCAACTTATAATATCGAAGATACTACGACAGGCACTGTAGTCACAGAGATGATGACCATCGCTGAGATGGAACAGCATCTCAAGGATAATCCTCACAAACGGCTAGTAATCGGCTTCCCTAAGATTGTATCTGGGGTCGATTCTAAGCATAATAAGCCATCAGAAGGCTTCCGTGATCTTCTGAAAACCATCAAAAAGCATAATCGAGGGTCAACCATGAACACGTGGTGACCCATTTTTCGCTATGTTAACCCCTAACCGTGGGAGTAGCACATGGGTTTTGCACAGACTGCCGCTATCGAAAATAAATTTTTACCAGATTTCCTGACTCGAACACAAAAGAAACGCCTAAAACGGCAGGCCCGACAAGAAAAAACCGCAAGCAAACCCCAAAATTGTAATTTTTCTATGCAACTTCCACGAATTAATCCACTTACCGCAGGCCAGGCTCGAACTTTTTCAGCCTTTGATGATGAAAAGAACTTGATTCTTCATGGTGTGGCCGGTACTGGTAAGACTTATATCTCACTTTATCTTGCACTCAGATCGGTTTTGAGTGGAGAAGCACCAAAACCAGTAGTCATAATCCGTTCTGTAGTCCCTACACGCGATATTGGCTTCTTACCAGGCTCACAAAAAGAGAAATCGGCTGTTTATGAGGAGCCATATGCTGCTATCTGTAATGAGATGTTTGGTCGTAGCACCGCTTATGACACATTAAAGCGCGATGGTACGATACAATTTGCCACAACATCATTCTTGCGTGGCCTTACATTCCGAGACAATATAGTAATTGTCGATGAATGTCAGAATATGACCTTTCATGAGCTGGATTCGGTCATTACACGCATGGGAACCGGTTGTAGAGTGATCTTTTGTGGTGATTTTCGTCAGAGTGACCTCTGGCGAAACGACGAGCGGGAAGGACTGCACCGCTTTATGTCGGTCATAAATCATATGCGTAGCTTCGCGCGCGTAGAATTTACTAAAGATGATATTGTTAGGTCTGCTTTGGTGAAAGAATATATTGAGGCGAAGTTGGAAGAAGGAATTGTGTGAGATTTCATAATGAGCTGGTGAATCTACCAGAGTTAACTGCTACACAAACAGAGCGTGGCCGCATGTATAATGTACCTGGCGGCCACGCCTATCCTTCTATCACCACTGTCTTGGGTGCTAGACCTGAAAAGAAGAAGATTATAGCTGAATGGCGCGCACGAGTCGGCGAACAGGAAGCAAATAAGGTATCAGCACAAGCATCTCGCCGCGGAACTTCCATTCATAAGATGATGGAAGACTGGATTACTGGTGAACCTATCACCGGTGATCTGGTTAATCGCGAGATGTTTGCTACCATGCATCCATATGTGGATAAGTATCTACAGACTGTCTATGCTCTAGAGGCTCCTTTGTATTCACATAAGCTAGGTGTGGCTGGCAGATGTGATTTGGTCGGTAAATGGGCTGGTGTAAATTGTATTATTGACTTCAAAACATCAAAACGGCTAAAAAGCGAAGAACATATAGACAATTACCTTCTTCAGGCCACAGCTTATTCGATTATGTTTGAGGAATTGACTAGCACCATCATACCAGGTATTGTGATATTGATTGGTGTTGATGGTGAACCTAAGCCTCAGATGTTTTGTAGGTTTCGTGCCAAATATGTCGACCAACTATACGGTGTGATAGCCGATTATTACGAAAATAGCCGTTGACTTTATAAACACAACCCTGTATAAGTAGTATTGTCATCGTTGATGGCGACAGAATAGATGTAACGGACCGCGGGGCGGCACCGCGCAGCTCCACCATTCATGGGGCTGAAATAGATATCGACGTGCATGGTAAAGGTTGACCGGAGATGACGGCTAGCGGCCTAACCGCTATTGATAAGTGCCAATGATAACGGCTTTGCCGTCGCACTCGCTGCCTAATAGGTAAGCGCGGTTTGGGGAGCACCGGGCAACAGAAGCTCCCCGCCTGACTTTCATGATTACATGATGCCAGGATCAACAACATAAGGACAACACCCTTGTCGGAAAGGATACTAAGCGTCGCTTTAGGCGCGCTGATCGGTGCGGTATTGACCGCTTTTGCCATTGATATGGTTCATAGGGCTGTCGCATCACCCGCGCAACCTATGGTCATACAGCAATATCACGGAGAACCTACCGTAAATGTCTCGCTCTCAATCAGCGATCTGGAGCTTGACATAACCCCACCAGACTTCGACATCTTCACTTTGAGCCAGGCAGATATGCATTGTTTGGCCCACGCTATATACTACGAGGCGCGTGGTGAAAGATATGTTGGCATGTTAGCAGTGGCTAATGTTATTATGAATAGGGTCGCCGATCCAGATTATCCGAAATCTGTGTGCGAAGTCACGCGACAGAGAAACAGAACCATCTGCCAGTTTGAATACTATTGCAAAGTCGGCAATAGGATCCCGCGTAGCGATGATCCGCAATGGCAGCTAGCAAATGACATAGCATTTCAAGTGATGGCAGGTAACGTACCAGACCTAACGGATGGTGCGACTCGTTTCCATGCTATCGCGGGCTCTGCTGGTCATCATAGAAATGCTATCAGGATAGGTTCGCACCTTTTCTATAGGAGATGAGATGTCGTATTTTTATGATATGTGTCGTAATGATGCTCGACTCAGCGTCATAGCTGGTCCTTGCGTATTCGAATCGAAGGAACATGCGCTTGACATGGCAGGTGCATTGAAAGAGATGTGCACATCACTAGATGTGAACTTCATCTATAAGACCTCATTCGACAAGGCCAATCGCACCAGCAGTCTATCTTATAGAGGTGCGGGATTCGATGAGGCCTACTACGGTATGTTAGCCGTCAGAGAAGTCCTCGGTGTTGAAGTTCTTACCGATGTTCATGAAGCTTGGCAATGCGGCTCTGTCGCCGCAGATATCCTACAGATTCCTGCGTTTCTATGTCGGCAGACTGATCTTCTTAAGGCTGCGGCCGAGACTGGCAAGCCTGTGAACGTGAAGAAAGGACAGTTCCTATCTCCGAAAGAGATGGTTAATATTGTCGCAAAGCTGGAATCATTCGGTTGCGATAAGGTGATGCAGACTGAGCGTGGCACGACATTCGGTTACAATAATCTTGTGGTCGATATGAGAAGTCTAGAGATCATGCGTGCTAATACGCCTGCGAATTACCCTGTCATAATGGATTGCACTCATGCGGTGCAATCGCCAGGTGGATATGGCACATCCTCTGGTGGTGATCGTGATATGGTACCTGCGATTGCTCGTGCGGCCGTGGCTGTTGGTGTAGCTGGTGTATTTATGGAAGTTCATCAGGATCCTGATAATGCACCGTGCGATGGTCCTAATATGCTCCACTTAGCCAATTTTCGCCCTGTACTTGAGAAGCTACTTGAGATAGACTATGTTGTGAAGAAAGGAGTTTGATTATGAAAGTAGGTAAGATTTGGGGTGACACAGAGGATCTGTTCACCAGCCCTAACGTAGAGGTGCATCGCATCAATACAAAGGCAGGCTTTCGATGTTCGCTGCATAGCCATCGCCATCGTTGGAATGGATTCTATGTGATCAATGGTGTGATCGAGATTCATACTGAGAAGCAATATGGCTTGACAGATGTAACTGTGCTTCGAGCTGGAGATTTCACAGCGGTCCCGCCGAATGAAGTGCATTGTTTTGTATGCACACAAGATGCTCAGGCGCTTGAAATATACTGGCCGCAGCATATGGAGTCTGTCGACATAGTGCGTAAGGATGTTGGTGGATTGGTCGCAGCACTGGTAGATTCTAAGGCACCTTCAGATGCAAACTGAGCTTCAGATCATGACTCAAGAAAGGTTCGTCGCAACCTTAGATCGAGTGGTCGCCGAAAAGGGATTATCATATCTTGATGCGATAATGTATATCTGTGAATCCGCTGGGCTTGAGATTGAGATGGTACCTAGGCTCATAAGCCCGCGTATCAAAAAGATTCTGGTCGGTGAGGCCACAGGGCTAAACCTCTTGAAACGTAAGCCGAATGAGGTGAGGTTGCCTATCTGATGAAGATCAAAGTTGAGAACATAGTCGACATGGTGCGGCCTCAAACTGTAGTGCATGTAGGTGCATCTACAGGTGCTGAAGTCGATTATTATATTGCATCAGGTGTTGAGAAAATAGTTCTCATAGAACCGATTCCTAGTATCGCTCAAGGTTTGGCTGAGAAATGGGGATCTGGAAATAAAGTTGTAATATATGAATGTGCCTGCATGGATTATGATGGCGAAGTTGAATTCCATATCGCAGACAATCAAGGTATGTCATCAAGCATCTATGCCACACCAAATAACGAAATGCATAGATGTAATTTCATCGATAAGATCACAGTTCAATGTGCCACGCTTGATGGTCTATTCGAGGAGATGGATGTCGATCTACTTGTGATTGATGCACAAGGTAGTGAACATAAGGTATTGGCTGGTGCGAAAGATACATTAACCAAAACAAAATATATCTTCTGTGAGGCTAGTAGAACTCCTTTGTATGAGGGAGCTTGCACTTTTCAAGATATTCGCACAATTTTGTCAGACAGATTCGATCTGGTTGAAACCTATTTCAATGATAGAGGGACGGGAGACGCCCTGTTTAAATGGAAGGAATGAGAGCCTACCAAGAATATGTCGCATTGAAGCTACACTTCACACGCGACAAGTATGACTATTTCAAATACATGGGTAAGGTCCGCTCTGTCAATGAGTCATCATTCGAGATTAGGAAAGATGTCTTTCATTTCAGAAAGCTGGAGCGCAGGTATAAGGATGACCTGACCGACTTCTACGTCGCAAATATGTCACAAGGCAAAGGCGTCAAATGGGTCGGCGACCTGATCACGATAGAGGCTGAGAAGACGTACGTGGATTGGAAGCGCCACATGGAGTCGATTACTTACCTATTCAAGCAGGACATGCAGACAATAGCAGACTCATGTGAGAATGTCGAGAAGGCCTGGCGCACAGACGGCAGTCATCCAGAGGTGCTTCGTCTATTCCTCGGCAGTAAGGTCAAGCTGGAGAGCCTGGTTCTGGCAGATCGAGTATTAGGTTTTCATGATATTTGGGATGCACGTATCACCGACACCGTGGTATGGCCAGATGTATCTCGCAGGATGAGAAAATATGCACCGTTTGTCAAGGCTGATGTGGCAACAATAAAAAAGACCATGCGACAGGTGTTTATTTCTTGACACAGACTCTTCGACATGATATAAGTAGATGTGTGGTCATGGTCGAAGTGAAATACAAGACACACATAACATACAAGACATACGGAGAACATACAAATGACTAACGACTTCGCTTCATTGAAGCGTTCTTCCACCAATAATCTGGATCGCCTTACTAAGGAGATCGGTAAGCTAGCAGGTGGCACCAATCAACGCGAATCCGATGATCGTTTTTGGCAACCCGAGGTTGACAAAGCTGGTAACGGTTATGCGGTGATTCGTTTTCTTCCTGCTGCCAAGGGTGAGGATCTTCCCTGGGTTCGTATTTGGTCGCATGGGTTTCAAGGCCCAGGTGGTTGGTATATCGAAAACTCTCTGACGACTCTTGGTCAGAAAGATCCAGTGGCTGAGCTAAATTCTAAGC